GGGGCACGGCCGGCACATAGGGCTCAATGATGCTCCGGGCCTTGGGGCCCAGGGCGATGGTGCGGGGGCTGCCGTTTTTGGTCTTCCAGAACGTGATCAGCCCCCGCTCGAGGTCGACGTCCTCACCGCGCAGCCGCTCCACTTCAGACCAGCGCGCGCAGGTGAGGGTGAGAAACACCAGCATGTCGGCGAACTCGGGTTCACCCAGCTCCCGCAGGACGTGGCACATCGCCTCGAGCTCTCGCTTTGAAATCACCCGGTCCTTGGTGTTGTGGACCTTGAGCTGTTTGGGGATTGGCGGGATGTGCTCGATGTAGCCGTGCAGGGCCGCATCGTCGAGCATGGCCCGCAGGCAGCTCACTTTTTTGTTGACGGTGGTGGGCTGATTGCCGGTCTCGAGGAGGTATTGCCGCCAGCGCTCGATCTCAGGCGCGCCCAGGGAGCCCAGCTGAACAGAGGCACCGAAGAAGTCGATCGCGTGCTGGCTGTAGATCGACGCGGTGCGCTCCCAGGCCAGGCCTTTCCACCTGATGCGCATCGAGAGCTCTCGCGCCTCCTTGATGGTGATGCCGGGGCCGCTGCTGCGGTTACTGGCTGGCCGGGCTGCGACCTGCTCGAGGAGTTCTTTGTGCCTTTCGAGCGCCTCGGCCTTGGTCTTGGTCTTACGGGTGCGGCGGACGCCGTCGACAGTCACGTCGGCGATCCATCCGCCCGCGATCTTGCGGACTGCCATGAGTCGGTGGGTGGTGGTTGGTCACAGGGCCCGCAGCTGATTGATCAGGTGCTTGCCCTTGGTGCTGATGCGCACCAGCAGGCGACGGCCATCGGCGGGATCCTTGAAGGTCTCCACCAGGCCGAAGCCTGTGCGCCCGTCCTCGCGGAGTTCGGAGAGCGCTTGAACGTTGCGGGACACGGAGGCGTTGGTCGTTACCAGCCGCTCCTCGAGTTCCTTGTATTCGATCGGCCCGTGTTGGGCGATCTCGAGGAAAAACCGGATGCGATGCGCCGGCAGTTGAGCAGGGTCCAGAGTCTTAAAAACGTCAAGAGCCCGCGCCAGTTGATCCAGATCCAAGGGCCTGGGTCTCGTAGGTGACTCCTAGGACTCTCGCACAAGTGGAGAGAAACCGTGGCCCGGTCTGCGATCTGCTCCCCATAGGCCGCAAGGTGCTGCCACGTTTGGGTTTTGGGGATTTCCATCGATAGAAGTAAAACTAGCCGCACAGTCGATGGTCTCCAGGGCTGTGGATGGGTGCAAATGTACTATCCAAAAGCTCTAACGCTTCATCTGTCAGCTGAAGCCGATAGCCCCGGCGGTGCGGGTGGCTGCTAACTGTCACCAGGCCGATGCGGCTTTCGACCCAGCGCCCACCTTCCAGCCGCCCCCGCCCCCGCAGCAGGGACAGGGTGCGGCTGGCCTGGCCACTGCTTAGGCCCATGTGGGCCTGCAGCTCGGGCATGTTGTCGATCCCGGAGGCGATCCACATCAAGGCCTCAGCGGCCACCAGCGGGATTCCGGCATCGAAACGGGAGCGAACCGACGCCTTGCGCAGTCCGCCCAGTAGCCCGGCAACGGATTGGAGGGAGCTCATCGCTGGCTCCCCCTTGCTGCGGGCCTGGCCAACCCCTGGAGCACCCGGGCGCGATTGGCTGGGGTGTCAGCCAGCTTGTGGGCTACCAGGTGGTAGGTGATCAGCTGATTGATGCGGGCTTGTTCTTTCTGGCGTTGGCGCTGCTCTTCCTGCTTGCGACTGGGGTGTCGCGCGATCTGCCAGATCACGATCGCCGGAATCAGCACGTAGCCGACCAGGGGCAGCACGGCTAGGGAGAGCAGGGCGCCGGCGGGCGCCAGCACGATGGCCACGCCCACAGCCAGGCGCTTGAGGTTGCGCTTCATGCGGCAACCTCCTGCACTTGAGCGTTGCGCACCTTCACCAGCGCGCCATTGGCGACCCGGAGGGCGTCTTGGGTGACGGTCCAGCTGTCGTCACCGGGTGGCAGGGCCTGGACCTGGACCTCGAGGAGCTCGTGCAATAGGTGGGCCCTGGGGCGCAGCAGCGCCTCGAGCAGCCGGGCCTCCTTGCGAGTGATCGTCAGATGTAGGGGCATGGGTTTAGCGGCGCTGTGCTGCGGGGGTGTGGTGATCTTCGTGGTTGTATCGCTTTTCATCCCTTGAACTCCTCGAGGGCACGCTCGAGCAGGTAGGCGGAGAAGTTGGACATGCTCCGTCCTTGCTCAGTGGCGTGGCTTTCGATGCGCTCAAAGGTCGACCAGGGGACGGTGATGGTCATGCGCTGCGGCTTCTTCTGTTGGCCGCGGCGAAATGAGTTGGTCATGGTGTTGTGGTGGTGGTTGGTCGCTGGTTGAACCCAGCAGGGAAGGGGCGAACCCCCTCCGGGCTGAGATCAGCAGCCGGCGCGGCGGCAGATGGCCGCGGCCGATTCCGCTGGGGCGTCGAACGCCATGCACGCCTGGAACAGCTCGCCGTGACTGGTGTCCTCGTGCTCGTTGAGCTCGTAGAAGCTGTCACCCACCCGCACGTAGAACGTGGCGATGGTTCCGGTGATGCGCTCGGACATGCGGAAGCTGGCGTAGCCCACTCCGCGGATCCAGCGCTCAGGCGGCAGGCAGTTCAGCGCCTCCTCGTAGCGCTCCTGGCTGATCCGGTGAGGCCCGGTGCAATAGCGCTGGCGGTCGCTCTCGATTTGCAGGTCGAGGGCTTCGATGGTGGGCAAGGCGTAAGCCTGCTGGCTCACCTGCCCCTGGGCCTGCAGCTCCTCGAGGGTCTCCCCTCCCCAGATGCTGCGCCCGTCACGGTTCAGAAAGGTGTAGATCCGGCCGGTGGTGGGATCCCATACGGCGGGCGTGCTGTTGGTGAATTGGGTCATTGGTCAGTGGTGGTGGTTGGTCGGTGAGCGCCAGGGCCAGCCCCAGCGCCAGTGATGCCAGCGCCGGCTTTAGTAGCCGAGCCAGGTCAGCGCCTGGCCCGCGTGGCAGCGGTGCAATACGGGCAGGTCTTGATTCACCTGCTCCACCAGCTGCAGCCGGTACTCCTCCAGATCAGCCCCGTGTGCCCTGAACAGGGCCTCCAGGTCGATTGGGGCCAGGCGGCAGTTGTCGTCAGCTGCCCAGATCACTGAGCGCTCGTAGGTGTCGTCCGCGTAGGACTCCAGCCAGTCGTAGCGGTCCCACCCGATCAGGTCGGGCGGAACGACGCAGCACACGGCAGGCGCGGTGGCGTTGGTCATTTGCTTGGGTGCGGTGGTTGGTCAGACCGCCGCAGTGCTCTGCAGCCCCGCAGCGATCTGCACTCATCCTGGCCGTTGCTCTCCAGGGGCGGAGCAGGCGCGGGTGGCGTACCTGCCTATCTGTAACAATTCTTCACAGGGCCATGGGTATCAGGCCCCGGCCCTGGCAGGTGCCACCCCGCTGCAGCCCTGGCGGAGAGCCCACCCAGGCCCCCAGCGGATGTGCAATCCGCATCGGCGCCAGCCACCGCAGGCGATCACGCCGACCGGATGCGGGCCAGCCAGCACCACGCCCACCAGGGGCAGCCCGGGCCAGCACCAGCGCCGCCGGCCTGGGCTGCCCAGCAGGGAAAAGAGCAGGGGGTACAGGGGGGGAAGCTGCGACCGCGTACGTAGAGCACCCCGCCACATCACGCGACCCCAAAACCGGCCCCCAGACGGGGCAGGAACGCCCCCGTTTTGTCCCGGGGCTGTAGGTGGGTCCAGGTCGGGTGAGATGCCCCTTCTTGCCCCGTCCTGCGAACTATCCGGTCATTCCGGATTGCTGAGTGTGCCCCATCCCCGGGAGCGTCCCCGTTGTGGGAGCGAAGCAGGGATCTGCTGCTGCTTGTCAGAGAGGGGACCGTACGGGGGATGGGGCTGTTGGGGTTACTTGCCTTTCTTTCCGCCGCCGCCTTTGCAGCCTTTGCCGCGAGGTTTGTTGAGCATGGTTTCGACCTACCCGGAAGATATCCAGATGGAAACCCAAAAATCGCTAGTGGGTGACTTTGGTCTGCGGGGGTGGAGTCATAATTGACTTAGATTCGTCCCTGCGAGATCCCTTCCAGCCACAGGGTCGTGTCCTGAGGCTGGGATTACGGGATCACGCCAGTGTTATGCCCACTGACTGCATGAACCTTACCGACTTCGATCAAGAGGACTTCGTCATGGTCCACCGTCAGGGCCAGGAGGCCCTTCTGTCGCTGCTGGAGGAAAGGAAGCTCCTGCCCCGTGACTTGGCCGTTGTCTGGGGGCTACTGCCTCACCTGAACTGGCGCAGTGGTCGAGTCAAGGTCACAGCAACGTTTCTGGCCAAGCGGCTGGGGATGCGTCTGCCGGACGTGACCAACTCGCTCAAGCGGTTGCGAGAGAACCTGGTGATCAGCAAGGTCTATGACGAGCTCAGTGGGGAGAGCCACTTCCTGTTCAACCCCTGGTACGTCTCGGCAGGCAGCTCAAAACGCCGCGGCCATGCGCAGCAGCAGTTCAAAGAATCGCTGGAGTGAGCTGTTGATGACCGATAGCCTGAGTTGTACTTGCTCTACACCCGTGTACCTATCGAATACGGACCGGGAGCGCCTTGGTCTTTTTGGCTTTGGGTCCGATGTCCCGGATGAAGTGGTTGCCGACGCTGAAGCAGCTCTTGCAGCGCGTTGTGGAGGTGCTTGTCCTGCCCCAGCGCCGAAGGCCGCGAAGCGCGCGCGCAATAAGAAAGGCGAGTTTGAAGGCGATAACCCGGCAACGCCTGAGGTGAACGAGGCCTATGTGGCTGGCTAAGGTTGTGTTGCCCACCCAGGTGGTGCTGGGAGGCTCACCGGTGCCGTTGTTTGGGGGCTCCCTCTGTCACGGTGGCGGTGGTTGGTCGGAGACCCCTTCTGCCTTTCCGGCGGGAGGGGTCTCCTCATGAGCTGGACGCCAATTCCACCGGAGCTAGGCATTGGACGGTTCCCATATTTCTTCTGCTACATCCTGCGAGAGCTCAGGTTGGCGGAGATGCCGACCAAGCAGCAGCTAAGGATTTGCGACTGGCAGGAAAACGGTCCATCCCGTCAGATCACGGTGGGATTTCGTGGTGTAGCAAAGAGCACGATTGCCGCTGCTAGGGCGTTGCATCGGCTGCGGATTGATCCGTTCAACGAGAAGGTGCTAATCCCGGGATCGACAGCAGAGAAAGCGCTGGAGATCACCACGTTCATGGCGCGCTGCATCCGCGACATTGACATCCTTCGGTGCCTGGAGCCAAGAAATGACGGCCGCAGTAGTACCAGGGCGTTTGACGTGGGCCCTGCCGTTGTGGATCAAAGCCCGAGCGTCAGGGCAGTTGGCATCCTGTCGCCGTCCCTGACCGGAAAACGCTGCACAATCGCCATCCCGGATGACATCGAGACCCTGAACAACTCGATCACGCCGCTGAAACAGGAGCGCTTGGCCGCGGCCGTGACCGAATTGGAGGCGATCCTCAAGCCGGACGAGGGCCAGGAGCTGCCGCGGATGATTCAGTTCCTGGGTACGCCTCACCTGGAGACGTCGCTGTACCTGCGGCTGGTGCGTGAGCGCAATTATTCGATCCGCTACTGGCCGGCGCGCTACCCGGACCCCACCGATGCGGACCAGTGGGATTGCTATGAGGGGCATATCGACCCGGTCATGGCCGCCGAGGTGGAGGAAGACCCGTCTCTAGTGGGTACGCCGACCGATCCTGAGCGTTTTGGCCACGAAGAGCTGCTGAACCGCGAGATGCGGATGACCAGGGCGTCGGTGCAGCTGCAGTTTCAACTGAACTGCCGGCTGTCGACCTTGGATCGCTACCCCGTGCGACTGGGTGATCTGATCGTGATGCCCCTCGATGGCAAGGCACTGCCCGAAGTGGTGGCATGGTCTTCCGGCACGGAGTACCGAATCCAGTCGATTCCCTGCGTGGGCCTTGGCGCCGATCGCTTTTACCACTCGCCCGCGTTGATCCAGGGCTGGGTGCCACAGGAGGAGACATGGCGGTGCGTGCTGGCGGTTGACCCGTCCGGCCGCGGTAGCGATGAGCTGGCCTGGGCTGTGGTGGCGGAGCTCAATGGCAACCTGTTTGTGCTCGAGAGCGGTGGCACCACCCGCGGCTACGAGGAGGAGGTGCTGGTGCATCTGGCGAATGTCGCCAAGCGCTGGAAGGTCAATGCCTGCATTCCGGAACCGAACTACGGCGACGGCATGTTCACCTCACTGCTCAAGCCCGTAATTGCGCGCGTGTGGCCCTGCACAGTGGAGGAGGCGCCACGCAGTGCTGGGCAAAAGGAACGGCGGATCGTTGATGTCCTAGGCCCACTCAGCCAGCAGCACAGGCTGGTGTTCAGTAGTGAGCTGATCCAGAAGGATTGGACCGGAGCCGAGCGCGATCCCGATACCGGCCACCAGCGCTCGTTAATGTATCAGCTCAGTCGCATCACGGCTGATCGCGGTTGCTTGAGCTTTTACGACCGCATCGACGCCTTGGCGATCGGCTGCAGCTACTTCGTTGATGCCGCCGCCCAGGACCAGCAGCGCGCTCAGCAGCAGCGCGCTGATGAAATTGACGACTGGAGCAGGCAGGCGTGGATGGATGAGACGGGAGCCAGCGTTGATGCGCTGGCCCTGGGGTTCCGTCCAATGGCGCGTAGCGCTGCCTATGGCGGTGTCAGGCGGCGCTAGGCGGCCGCAGCGGCACTACTTTCACCTTGTCCTCGAGCTCAGCAAAGTTGAGCTTCCCGGCCATGCGGGCGAGGTCTGCTGTGGGCGTATCAGGCATGGCCGCGGCCGTGATGCTGTTCTGCTTCAGCAGCTGCAGGGCCTCGCGGCGTGCGTTCTTGTCGCCATTGCGCAGGTCATCAAGGATTCCATGGGCGACTTCCGCATGGATCTCCTCCAGGATGTCTCGTAGATCGTTCTTGGCCACGGTTACATGGGTGGAGAGCTTTCTCCATGATGCCGATACAGGATGTGCAGTTCACTGATGAGCGGTGGCTGCAGTTTTGGGAGCACTACAAGGGGCTTCGGCATCAAAAAGATGCGGTCATCAAGCTCGGAAGGCATATCAAGGCCGCGGATCCTGGGCTGCTCAGCGAATCAGCCGAGTGGGTGGATGACTGGCGGGGCAGCAAGGCGGATTACGGGGCTGCGCTTGAGCTGATCAAGTCGTTTGAGGGCTGCCATCTGAGCGCCTACCCCGATCCATTGCACGGCTGGTCAGTGGCAACCATTGGTTATGGGACCACCCGCTACCCAGACGGCCGCCAGGTGCAGCGCGGAGACAAGATCACCGTGGTTGATGCGGCGGAGCTGCTCAGTCGTGAGGTGGATCGCATTGCAAGCAGCCTGAGCGAGACCGTGCCGCACTGGCAGGGGCTTAATCGGGGCCAGCAGTCTGCACTGATTAGCTTCGCTTACAACTTGGGCGCTGGTTTCGTTGGTGCCAGCGGCTTCACGACCATCACCAAGAAGCTGAAAGAGAGGGACTGGGATGGGGTGCCCGATGCCATGGAGCTTTATCGGAACCCAGGCACCAATGTGGAGGCCGGATTGCTGCGTCGTCGCCGCGCGGAAGGTGCGTTATGGCGCGGGCAGCAGGTTGCGGCGCCCAAACAGGCCGCATTGCTGAAGGTGGAATGGCAGAGCCAGCTCGATAACAAAAGTGGCGCGGGTTACAGGGAGTGTTTCTCCTCGAGCTGCGCGATGTTGGCCATGTTTTGGAGCAAGGTCGCCAATGACGATGCCTATAACAAGATCCGCGCACGTTTTGGCGATACCACGTCGGCTCAGGCCCAGCTGGCAGCGCTACGGGAGCTCGGCCTCAAGGCCGACTTCCACACCAATGGCGGCCCTGCGGCCCTGGAGGCCGAGGTCGACGCTGGCCGGCCAGTGGCAGTCGGGTGGCTGCATCAAGGGCCCGCCACGGCGCCCAAAGGCGGCGGTCACTGGACGGTAATCATCGGCTACACCGATGCCGCCTGGATTCACAACGACCCCAACGGCGAGGCGCTGCTGGTCCAGGGCGGCTACACCAAGAACACCAAGGGGGCTGGGATGGTTTACAGCCGCAAGAACTGGAATCCGCGCTGGATGCCAGGTGGCTCCGGCGGTTGGTATCTCACCTGTAAGCCATGAGAAGAGAGCGACTGCACCTTGGGCAAGGGACGACGATCGAAACTGGCCGAGACTGGAACGGGCGATTCTTCATCGCGTACACCAAGGGCGCCAGCGTGTTTCTTCGCTGCCCGATCGAAACCAGGCGGTGGCTGAAACTGCCGGCCAAGATCCCTTCGCGGGAAGCGTTTGACAGCTGGATTGCCTCGCTTGAGGCTGCCGATAGACAGCAGGCAGCTACTTAGCCTTACTGCCCTGCCAGGCCTCGCCTAGGTTCTCGGCTGCTTCCTGGGCAAACCAGCGTGCGATCGCTGTCTGCTGGTGCCACAAGGTGTTCAGTAACAGTGCTGTGTTGAGCAGGCCCTCGTGGTCGCCTGACTCGAACAGGTCAAGCAGTGTTCGCTTCGTGGCCTCCTGCCTGAACTGCAGCTCCTGGCCAACGACGAAGGGCTGCACGGTTACCTCTTGACCTTGGGGCTGATGATGCCGGCTACTACTTCGATCACCCGGTAGAACTTCACCAAAAGCCGGGTGTACTCGTTGAGCGCCTTGTTGTCTTTGGGGGTGGGCGTCATGTTGACGATCACCAGGGCCACGCCATGGATGGCAACGGCAAGGGCGACGTAATCAGCGAGGTGGTTCACGTTTGCCTCTCGATTTCTCGGAGTCTGGTTTCGTGGTCCTGCAGCATTGTCTGCACGCCCTCGAGGATCGTTGTGGTGCGCGACTCGAATCGCCCCAGGCCGTTGGCGATCTTCCAAAGCGCGGCTACACCAGAGCCGCTCAAGCCGATTAGGGCAATGATCGACGCTGGCTCCATTGGCGGCTGAGTTCCACCCCTGCAGAGTAACGGCCTGGCCGATGCTGTCCAAGCCATGCATAAATCTCCGGCCTGTGTTCAGGATTCCCGCGCCATAGCAGCCGGGCCACATGCCGCAGGCTGGCCGTGTCCTTGGCATGGCTGAGGTAGGCCATGGCCGTTTCCAGGCTGCAGCCAGTGGCCTTCCGTTTCAGGCGCTTCAGCGAGCGCTTGCGGATCAGCTTGTAGGTGCGCCAGTGGCGATAGCCAACCCAGTCCACGCCGTCATCCACCCAGCCCACACCGCTCTTGCTGTTGAGCTCCATGCCCAGCTCGCGCACCTTCTCATCCATTGCTCGGTGCGCAACGTGCGCCTGTTCCGCGGTCTCGAAGAGAGCGATCATGTCGTCGCAGTAGCGCAGGTAGGTGTCGAGCTTCAGCTCCCGCCGGGCGAAGTGATCGAGGGGGTTGAGTGCCATGTTGGCCATGATCTGGCTGGTGCTCGCACCGATGGGGATGCCACAGTCCCCACCGTTGACCGTGATGTAGCGCCACAGCAGCTCCAGGGTGCGCTTGCACTTGATGTGCCTCTGCATCTCAGCAAACAGCGCTTGATGGTTGATGCTGTAAAAGAACTTGCGGATGTCAAGACTCAAGTAATACTTCAGCCGACGATCCTTCAGATAGGCATGAAACTGCTGGCTGCAGCGATGGGTGCCGCGGCCAATCAGGCAGCTGTAGGTGTGAGCGATCAACCGCTCCTGCAGGGGCACACGCAGTACGTTGCAAACGGCGTGTTGCACGATGCGATCCTCCAGGAAAGGCGCCTGAATCAGCCGGGGCTTGGGATCCTTAATCCAGAACTCATAGTGCGGCCGCGGCTTGTAGCGCCCGTCCAGCAACTTCGCCTCGAGGTGAGACAGGTTGACCGCCAGGTTGCTCTCGTACTGGAGGATCAACCGCTTGGTTCCTTTGCCACTTCTGACTTCCCTCCAAGCCTCCAGCAGCGCGTCATAGCTGGCGATCTGGGGCCACAGGTTGCCGAGTTTGTGGGGCATGGCGAGACGGTCGCTTGAGCTACTGGAATCGCCGTCCCCGGCTATTGAGAGCCCGAAGGCTCAAGGACGAACTCCCTCCCTTCAACACGGCACGGAAGGTTCCCGTGAGAACCAACGCTGGGCGTGATTGTGTCGAAGTCGGACGGCACGCGCGCCATTGTTGTTGTTCGCGTTGCTGGATGTGTTGTTGAGATTCACGTTGAACACACCGGCATTGGCCGTGTTGTCCCAGTTGCCCCCAACATTCGGCAGCATGTCAGGAGTCCGCCCTGAGTTCAGAGCGTAGCCAGCCTCCTAGAAGCTTGCCCACTTCATCGAGCTTCTCGCAGGCAACGCGGTGTCGTCTGGGTTCGATGTACTTGGCCTCCACTGCCAGGTTGAGTAGCTGGCGGAGAAACTCGTGCTGCACATTGAAGCGTGTGAGATCGGTCTTCTTGTGCTGTTTCTTGTTGGCGGCAATGGCCAACTCCAAGCAGAGATAGCCGATCTCACGCATCTTGGCGCTGAGGACGTACTTCTCATACCGCGGCATGTTCCTTGTGAGAACGTCGAGGTAGAGGCAGAGGTCCTTGCAGCGCCGCTCGATGAGCCAATAGCGCTCCTGCCGCTTGTCCAGTCCTTCTGGAGGAGAAGGGGAGGCTGTCGCCTCCCCCACATGGCTGCTCACGCAGCCAGAAGGCGGACGGCACGCGCGCCAAAGAGGTAGTTCGCGTGGCTGGAGGGGCTGCCGAGAAGCACGAGGAACACACCGGCATCGGCCGTGCTGCCCCAGGAGCCCCCAACACGCGGCAGCAGGTCGTTGGGGCTAGAGCGGTACACGCCGTCACCACCAAAGATGTTGGTGCTGGTCTGTGTGCCGCTGGTGCCCAGCTCCCGGGGGATCAACGTCTCCGTCATCGCCCGCAGCGTGGCATCACCAAAGCTGCTGGAGGGGTGGAAGGTGCCGCCGCTGTGGGGCACTAGGTAGCTCCAGCCGGCGCTGCCGAACCAGATGCCGTCATCCGCTGCAGCACCGCTCTCAGCCGCCAGGGACAGCACGCCAGTGGCGCCTGTGATCGAGGCATTGCCCGTGGTGTTGGTCCACGCTGCGCTGCTGGGGAACAGGCGGAAACCGCCGTTGCCGCCGCCACTGTTGGTCAGGCCAGGGGCGCACTCCCACTGGTTGCCCTGAATGTCCACGATTCCGCTCAGCTGACCGTTGTGCGTGGTGTGCTCAACAGCAGAAGCTCCGCTGATTCGCGCAGCGCCTGTGAAAGCGCGACTGTTACGACCGGCATAGCCCGAGCCGTTGTGACCGGTCAGATCCGTGCGGGCGAACTGCAGGCTGGACTTGTTGACGTCGCTGCCGTTGTTGTTGTTGCCCTTGGGCGCATAGGGCGCCACATCCATCCAGGCCGCCTTGGTGGTGGCACCGGCGATTGGGGCACCGCCGCCATCGAGCAGGGCCTGGGCATGGGCCAGCGACAGGAAGGCGATCTGGCTGCGGATCCACAGCGGGCAGGGAGCAAAGTCCGCGCCGCGGGTCTTCACCAGGGCCCACACGCCACCGAGATTGTCGGCGGGGGTGCCAGCGGCACTGTTCAGGGCTGCGCTGTTGCACAGGCTGAAGGGACTGTTGAAGTCGGTACCGCCGTTGTCCTTGGTGGTAGGGCTGACGGGCCAGTGCAGAGGACGGGAGACTGCAATGCCGCCGGTGAGCGGGGTGCCGCCGGGGCCGCTGGTGTGGTTGGGGGAGCCAGAGCCATCGGGCTTGCCGTTGGAGATCTGGTACTTGTCCACAAACACGCCGATCAGGCTTGAGCCTGAGTCGGTAAAGGCCTGAGGCAGACGAGCATCGCCACTTTGCGTGTCACTGATCACCACCTTCGTGCCATAGAACGGCGCGTTGGTGTTGCCGGGTGCCTGTACGTCGATGTAGTGCGCCGGGATGAAGCACACGATCGAAGCGCTCGGCAGATGGATGTAGTTGCCGAAGTGAGGGTGCTCGCGCAGCGGGTCGTAAGTTCCGGCGCTCAGCGGAGCAAAGGTGGCAGGCAGTAGTTCAGGCGGGCAGCAGCCGATGCCGAAGCCGCTCATGCCGGCCAGGCCCACGGTGTACCGCCACTGATCGCGGTAGCCGTACCACTCGTTTTCGATGTTGAAGATCCCGGAGGGACCAACAATGCGCTCCTTAACGCGGAGCAATGGGGTGATGACAGTCATGGATCAGGCCTCGTTGAAAGGAGCGGGATAGAAAGTGACGGGACTGGGGAGCTGGTCCTTGGTGATCGCAGTCACTGGTTGACCACCAGCCCATGCGTCGATGTCATCACCAACTCCATGAGCACCGAAGTAATCGAAGCCGTCATGTGTGTTGGCATCAGGGTCAGCGTCACGCTGCAATGCCACCAAGGTGAAGGTGGGCTCAGCGCCGGGATCCTGCTCGGGCCACTGCACATTGGTGCCGGGCTCGGGATCAGCCTTGTAGAAACGAAAGTCCATGGTCATCACATGTGAGAGGCGGAGGTGGGGTCGATCACAGAGCGACCGCCATAGCTGCGATCACCAGGGCGACCGATGGGCAGTGTGTCTTGATCGAATTGCTGCAGTTTCTGCAGGCTGGGTTCGGCTACCGGCGCTGTAGCCGGAAACCCTGTGGACGGAAGTACGGCCATCAGCAGAAGCTCCCTGACGGAAGGTGAATAGGGTTGTAGGCATCAGCGCTCACGTAGTGAAACGCTGTACCTGGAGGCACCACCGGGCCAACGCCAAATGGCACTTGACCTGGTGTGCCAACAGAGAACGAACCGTTGCGATAAATCGCAGTCAGTTCATCCAGCAGCACCGAGCCGGTCGATCCCTCTGGGCCAACAGGTCCGATGGGTCCGGGGATAACAGGAACGAATGTTCCCTGGAATGGGTTAAAGGCGTAGGTAGCCATGATCAGCTCTTGGTGATGCTGGTGACGTTGTTGTTGGCGTCGTATGTCAGCGACAACGTGGTGACAACATTGCCCCCAGCGCCGCCTGCTCTGTAAGTGACGGTTGCCAAGTTCGACCCCGAGTAGGTCATCGACACATAGTCATGTTCGGGAATTGCAAATCCCGGGATGCTGTTCCCATAAGGTTGCGTGGCCATCAGCAGAAGCTCCCTGAAGCGTGGTGGATGGGGTAGTAATCGCTCTGGCTGATGCCAGAGAAAGCAGCGCCCGGCGATAGCACCGGGCCCACCCCGAATGGGATGGCGCCAGGGCGGCCAACACTGAAGGCAGCGTTGATAAGAATCTCCAAGGGCTCGAGCACCTGGATTGGGCTCTGCGGCACTGCCGCGGCCGTGGCGATCTGCACCGCTGCGTTGGCTGCCGCCGATGCAGAGTTGGCCGTGGTAGTCACTGCATTGGCTGCAGCGATTGCAGCGTTGGAAGCGGCAGTGGCTGATGCCGCTTCGGCTGTAGCGGCCACTGCTTCGGCTTGCGCAGCAGAGGCAGATGCCGCGGCCGCGGTGGCGTCGGCGCCGAACTGGGTGATCGCCGCATCGTTGCGGTCCTGCTGTTCCTGAACCACGTAGAGGTTCTGCAGGTCGGCGGTATCGAGATCGTCGGCGATCAGGTTGCTGCCGTCCTGCCAATCGACCAGACGCGTTTGATTGGGCGTTAGTCGGATGACGGCCAGCGTCTGACCGGACGCAGGCGCGGTGGCGCATTGCACCTGGTCATCGCTGGTCCAGTTGAAGCCGGCCCCCTCGGCCAGCTCACTGTCAAAGGTGCCGTCGACGATGTTGTAGTCGATGTACAGCTTGACGTGAGCTTTTAGTAGGTACGGGAACGGGACGCTGAAATCAACAGTCGCCCCGTTGCCCGGGTACTGGCGATACGAGAACGGGGTCGCAGGCACGGCATGACTACGGGGTTGTAGTCATTGTGGCGCCATTGAGGGCCTCGGCAAAGCGACGTAGCCCTTCCGTCTCCTGTTGCAAGCGGTTGCTTCGCATTGTGTTGCGTCGCTCTCGCCACTCAGCAGCAGCTGGGCTCTCGCTGGCGTTCAGGGCATCTCTCGTGATCAGTTCGTAGTAGCGCTTGGTGGCATTGATCAGGATCTGCGCAGCCTGTCCCCTGCGCTCGGCAGGCGGCATGTCTCTCTTCTTCAGGTCTGCAGTGGTTTGCGGGTTGCCCTCCATGGCGAGGTACACCGGATCATTGATCAGTGAGCGCAATGCCTCTCTAACGGTCTTGCCTTTGATGTGGCGCTCGAGGAATTGAGAGACAGGAAAGCTGATCGGCTTGTTGCTCTCGACCGTCATTCCGCTTGGTAGATCGACCGGATAGCGCAACGTGAAGGTGACCTTGGGTACGACGCCGGCAATCATTAGTCGAGCCGTGGGCGACATCTCTCCGACTGCAGCGGCATAGGTGTCGTTGTATTCCTTCTTCAGCTCGTCGCTCATGGCGACGCCCTCGAGGGTCCCCGTCATGAGGGCGCTGGGCGGCTTGAGCTGGTTCTGGGCGTCGAGCTCCGCGTAGAGCTTGGCGTCGGCCTCGGGCCATACCTGCGGGAAGAAGCGATCCTTGACCGCGTCGACCAGTCGCTGCCCCCAGGCCAGTTGCAGGTTGCTGCCCAGCCAGTCCTTCTCCTTGTAGGCGCCACCGAGCAGGCCGGTGAGGCCCAGAGTGCCGTAGGCCAGCTCACGCAACTGTCGCTCGATCTTCTCGAGGGGTTCTTCTCCTGCCCCCAGGAACCTCTCGTTGGCGCTGGGCGCGGTGCTGGTGAAGAAGCTGCGGCCGCTCATGCCGGTGAAGCGCTCAACATCGCGGACGGCGCCGATGCCAGGGAGCTGGCCCGAACCCAGGTAGCCGAGCACCCTGGTGGGCGACTTGCTTGGTTCCATGAACAGCTCCATCAGCTGGTTCACCTGGCCGAGCGCGGTCTGGCGCATCAGATGGCCGGTGAGCACCTGCATCACGCCGCCCAGGGCGTTGTACTGGTCGTACTTGGAATAGGCCCCCGTCACAAAGGTTTCCTTGACGTCCTTCCACAAGAAGAGGGTGTTCAGGATCGGGATGCCTCCCAGGAAGGGGATGCCCGCGACCGTGTTGGGGTTCTGCCCCTGGGCCTTAAGTCGAGTGAGCCACTCTTCGCGCTCGCGCGGGTCGATTGGGCCGTTGCCGATGATCAGCCCGGCCGCATCCAAAGCGCCGAAGCCGGCCAGCAGCATCGAAGAGACGGCCCAGGAGGCCTTGGCCCTGGCCACCTGCTCTGGGGTCGCGCTCTTCCCGAAGGCCGCATTGATCGGCACAGTGAGCCAGTCACTGGCCAGGCCGAAGTCCAGCAGCGTGCCCATGAAGGGGGACTGCACATAGGGGAAGGCCAGGTCGAAGAACCACTGCTTGCGGAGCTTTTGCAGCCCCTCGTAGACAGAGCCGGTGACGCCGTCTTCTGGGCGGTTCTGCATCCGCATTTCTTGCGAGAACCCTTCGGCCACCTGCGACTCGGGCGTGTCGAATGTCGGGGTGCCGTAGGTCTCGCCCAGCTTTTCATTGAGGATTCGCTCGGCGATCTCCTGGTCGGTGACATCGGTGCCAAGGGCGTATTCACGCCGATAGCTCTTGATGTTCTCCTCGGTTGGGGCTTGCTGGTAGAAGGCCTTGCGCAGCTCGCCCATCACCCACTCGTCGCGGTCCCGCTGAGTCATCAGTCCGAGCTGAGCTCCGTCGCGCCTGGCCCTGACCTCGAGGTCGTTCTTGATCTTGAACGTGTGGAAGAAGTAGCCGGAGACGTTGTCGACCCCGCTCATCATGCGAAAGCCCATGGTCGTGTTCTCCACGCCCATGCTCTCCAGCCAAATGCGCCAGCCGGCTTGGAGCTTGTTGCGGAAGATGCCGACGTTCTCGGGAATCGACAAGGGCCCTGAGTCCTTGCCGGTGCGATACGGCATGTCGAGCAGCTGCTGGATTTCGGCCTTGCGCTGCGCGTTGTCGCTGATCTGCCGGCCATAGGTGTCGGCGTTGCCGCCGAACGGCGCCTTGCCCTGATTGAACGCATCAAGGAACAGCTCGCGCGCGGACGCACGAGTCATGTCCATCCCGAACTTGACGCTGTCCCACGCCACTCCAAAGCCGTCCACCAGGTCGGCCCTGGTGGTCTTGGTCCCGAATGGTGTCAGCAGGCCAGTGTTCTCAAACGCCTGGCGCAGGGGCCCCAGGAACATCATCGCCATGTTGCTGCCCGCGTTCGTCTTGAACTGCGTCATGGTGTTGAGCAGCTGGCTGTCCTTGGCCAGTGCATTACCGCGGCGCATCAGGAGGTTGAACCACTCCTTGTCGCCTAGGCGGCTCTTGGGGTCGACGCCATCGAGCTGGGTGATCAGCTTGAGCTGCTCAACGGCTTCGGCCGCTTTCTCTGGGTTGACCTTGGCGTCGTCGATCGCCTCCACCACCCGGGCGAAGTGATCGTCCCTGACCAGCTCCTCGGCGGTCATTGTTAGGCCTGCCTCGAGCTCTTGCTGATCTGGCTGGAACAGGCGGCCATCGGCCAACTCCTCCGCCAGGTCGGTGTCCATCAGGCCGGGGTTGTCGATCGCTCCGCGGCGGGCATAGAGCGCCTGGCCGGTTCGGCGGCCAGCAAGGCTGTAGTGCCGCTCGGAAACCAGGGCCAGCTTCCACGCCTTGAAGGCTGAGCCCTTCAGCTCGTCGGGCACTTGGCCGCCACGGATGGCAGTGCTGATCTCGTCGAGCTTGTCGAGGTAGGACTCGCGGTAGCCCTCCTTGGCTACCCGCAGGCGAATCATCCGCTCGGGGATGGCATTGAACGCTGCTGCGTCGTTGGCCATCAGCGCCATCACCCGGTTCACGTCCAGGTTCAAGTCGCGGTAAGAGTCGACCACCAGCTGGGCAATGCGCTCCTGGCCGAGCTTCTCGGTGATGAAGGCGTAGTCCTGCGGGTTGAGCCGGCGGTTGCTGATGGTCAGTAGCTGGGCAACCTTTGCGTAATCCTCCGCCGTCTCGATGTCGTAGTTGGCCAGCAGCTGCTTGAAGTTGATGGGCTGGCCTTCGCCGATGTTGACCCGTGGCGTGGCCTCAAGTGCTTGCTCGATGTAGGCGTTGAACTGGTCGTTGTCGAGCAGGTCGGCCTGGCGACGAAGCTCGCCCTCGAGCACGTTGTCGGGAATGGTCGCCTCGCCGTCAGTCGTGTAGCCGCTGGCCTTGATGCGGTTGAGTCGATCTTCGATTTGGCGCTTCTGCTGCTGCAGGCGCTGAATCTCTTGAAAAGCGTCTTCGCAGTTGGACATGATCAGCAGCCCTCCATGGCGGCGCGTTGTTTCACCGCTTCGATGCGGTTATTGAGGTCGGTCAGCCTGGCCTCGGCAAGTTGGGCGCCCTCCGCCAGCGCCTTCCCAGGTCGGCCTTCGATTGCCTCTCTGACAGCTGCTCGTGACAAGCCGCGAGGGAATCCTGTCTTGGGGTCCGCGTCGCCAAGCGCCTGGTTCAGCTCGTCGACAAGGCGCCCCTCGCTGAGCATCGACGACATCGTGCTGCCGCCAGCCCCCACTGGTCGCCCGTCCCAACTTGCACGCCTCCAGCCGAGCTCGCCGGGACTGGATTCCATCCGCTCAAAGCCTGCGCCTGGCTGTTCGAACGCAAACTGTTCGGCGCCTAGAGCTCCACTTCGTGCTCTTTCGAAGATGCCCCGCGTGGAATCAAACGTGCCGTTTGCAACCAGGTTATAAAGCTTCTCAAAAACGTCAAAAATGCGGTCGAAGGCAGAGATGACCGTGGCGACTGCTTTCGTGGGGCCGTCCGCGTCAAGCTCGTATCCGCCGAGCATTGCGCGGACTGGGTCCTGTCCGTTCCGTCGCGCCCACGCATACCGCTGAAAGGCGACTGCCTGTGATTCAGCGTAAGCAATCGGGGCGCCGGACTTCGCGCCGGTGACGTGGTTGGAGCCAATGGCCACCTTTGCGCGGGCCCAGGCGTTGTCGAGAACCTTGGCCTCTTCGGGGCCAATCGACAGATACTGCAGCCGATGGAACGCCTCGTGATAAGCGGTTGGCATGATCTCGGCATCGGATGCCGCCCGAGTGACTCCGTTGACCTGAATCAGGTCTTCGGTCAGTCGGTAGAAGCCCTTGCGCATCCCTTTCTTTTTGCCGTCGCCACCCCAGGCGGACTTGAGTGTGACGATCTCGTATTCGTCCTGAAGGCGAATTGCGACGTCGTCGCCCGCCACCTCGCGGACGATCTGCGTGAGCTGCTCACGCCGCAGCGCGGAGGCCTCTGGGGACAGTCCGGGCAGCGAGGTGTCGAGGAGATCCCATCCGCTCATGGAGTCCAGTTCGCCGAGATCCATCGCCTGGTCCGGCACCTGCAGCTTCATGCCCTTCTGCGGCGCGGCGGCGGAGCCGGTCTGCTCACTCGCCAGGTCCTTGATCGCCCTATTGACCTTGGCTCCGTGCGTGCGGATCGCTTGAACGCTGTAGCCCGCCTCCTTAAGCGCAGCGACCAGGCGGTCCTCGCCCTTGGATTTCTTGCTGACGTCGCGCAGCATGTACGCCGCGCGGTCCAGGTCCGAATCAAACGCCAGCTGGGCCATGCCGTAGCGGGGCGCCGATTTCGACAGATCCGCAGGGAAGCTGAAGCCGGCGGGGGCGGTGAGGCCGCGCCCAGTCATTCCCTCAAGCTGCTTGCGGAGCTTGGCCGCATGAGCCCGCAGGTCGGCAGCGAACTCAGCTCGGCCGCTCGCCTCGGCCGCGGGGATGCGCGACTGCTCGGTGTCGCGGATCTGGCTCTCGAGTGCGGCAATTTCCTCTGCTCGCCTTCTTGCAGCGGCTGAGCCCGGAGGCGGACCCGCGAAACCGTCCACCGCTCCCGCCGCCTTCTTCTCGTCAAAGGTGAGCAGGTCGTAGCCCTCGGCTTCACGGGCGGCCTTCTCGGCCTCCTGGGCCATGGCGTCGTCGATAGCCTTCTGAGCGGCGCGCAGGTCCAGCTCGTCGGCCATGGCCTGCACCACGTCGTCGCTGATGGTGTTCTCGGCCAGATCGCGCTGCACCTTCATCAGGTCAACGCCCGAGTCGATGGGCAGCTCGGGGATCGGCGTCTCCGGTGGCCGCACCTCGCCGTTCTGGATGGCGCGCTGAATGGCGAGCATCTCCATCGCCTGGCGGTCATCGGGCAGCAGTTCGTCCAGTTGCTGCGGGGCCTGGGCCAGCAGGTCTTCCTGCACCACGTCGGCGCGAACCACGGCTTCTTCGCCCATCAGATCGCCCAGCTGGCCCACTAGGCGGTTCTTGATCTGCTTGGCCACGGCGCCTTTGTTCTCGCCGGCCGCCACCCGTGCGCCGCCCTCGTTGAGCAGATCGCGGATCGGGCCGGTTTCCATCCAGGTGCGCTGGAAGAACTCGATCGCCCGGGCGTTGGCATCGGCAACGGCCTGGGCGCTGGCCTTGTCGATACGGCTGCCCTTGGCCTCCAGCGCTGCGCTGTTGGCGTCGGCCATGGTGAACAGCCGCTTCTCGCGCTTCAGCAGCGATCCGACCTCATCGGCCAGATCGGCGACGGCGATCATCTGCTTGTTGAAAGTCTGATCCCAGTCGGTGCCAGACAGCAGGTCGGTCTGCTCGCCAATGCCGCCGGCCTGGGCCTCGCCCGTCATCTGCCGGCTCATCTCGAGCATGTTCCGCAGGCGGCCTTCGGTGACGCCCTGGTTCTCCACCAGGTAGCGATAGGCGCCGCGCATCGACTCTTCGCTCGCTCCGCTGCCGCCGATGATTCGACCCATCCGCTCCTTGATCTGGCCGCTTTCGACAGCCCGCAGGATGTCGTCAGGCAGCTGGCTCAGCTGGAAGCCGGACAGACCGTGACCTGAATCCGGGGATAGAGGCACGCCCATGGCCTCGAGCTGGGCGGGGTCAGTGACGCCTGCGCCCCTCATGAACCAGGCCGCGTCAATCGGGCGGCCGCCGCCGCTGGCGATATTGCTCAGCGCTCCTGCGGTCTTTGCCTGTTCTGGCGACTCGGCAATCAGCTCCTTGACCGCAAGGGTGGGGATACCGAGCTCCTTGGCCTTGGCGAAGCGGTTGTGGCCGTTGACCACGTAGTAGTTGCCGTCGGCCGGGTCTTGCCAGACCTCGACCACGCCTTCCATGTCGGTGTTCCAGCGGTCGACGCCCTCGAGGGAGGAGCCACGCTGCACACCCCTGGCGTCAGTGCCGCCTTTGTACTGGAAGCGCTCTGGGTCGACCTTGAGGTCGCCAGTGCTCACAATCTGCTGACCAGGCAGCAGTCGGTTGGGGATGATCGTGACGCCCTCGTTGGCCGCGGCCTGCAGGGTGTCGACCGCATCGGCGGGGGTGAGCTCCTCCCACTGTTTGCCGAACATCGCCTGGGCGCGCTCAGCCAGTACTGGGTTCACTTCCGGGTGGAGAACGTTCAGCAGCTGCTGCGGATCCTTCTGTCCAATGCGCTGCCACTGCTGCGCGAAGGGCGTGATCGGAGCGGCCAGGCGATCGGTTGGTGCCGCGTTGAGCTCAGCGCTGAGGGCTGGGTCGGGCTCAAGCGGCTGGCGCATGGCCATCTGCTCGTCGAGCGTGTTCAGCACCGGGCCGCCGCTGCGCACGGCATCAAGCAGCTCGGCGTCGGAGGCGTTCTTGATCTGGCTCAGCGCCACATCGGCCTCGGGTAGCTCCGGGTCGTAGTCGATGGCCCATGGGTCTAAGGCCGGATCAGCGGTCGGCAGCTCGCCATCCATGACGGCACCACCAGGCTCCATCGCCTGGCTGGGCACCTCAGGTGCAGCCGCCGGTTCCGCCTCGGGCTCCGGCGTCTTGATCCCGTATTTCTCTTCCAGGGCGGCGTTGGCCTCGCGCAGGCTCGTGCCGGCGATTCCGTCCTCAGTGAAGGCGGCGGCGCCTGTTTCGGGGTCAGCCTGCGTGAGGCCCGCGGTTTCCAGTTCGGCCCGGGGTTGCGCCACGGTCTGCTGCACCACGCGCTGCCCGCGGCGAGCGCGGTTGATGCCCATGAACATCGCGCCCAGGCCGCTACCGAACGCCACGTTGGGAATGAAGGCCGCGCCGGCTGCGTCAGGGAACGCCATGCCGGGCTTGACCGGGTCAATCTTGGTGCCGAGCACCATGTCCACCAGGCCGGCAGCGCTGCCGCCGGTGGCCGTGTAGTCGAGAGGGGCGGTAACGGCTTCGCTGGCTGCGGCGTCAAACGCAATACGGGCTAGGCCTCCAGAGAGCGTCTGGGCCTTGGTCGGGTCCATGGCATTGGCCAGGGTCTGCGCTGCCGGGCCGACAAAGCGCACACCACTCAATGCCTTCAGGCCGAGCTGCAGACCCACGCCACCGGCGACGCCAAGCACCAGGGCGCTGCGCATGTCGTCGGCCCCTTTCTGGTCGGCCGTCATCTGTGATGGCGGGGTCTCGCCAGCCGTGCGGTAGACGTGATCGACCACCCGGTCGACAGCGCGGCCTGTGGGACTGGTGGTGTAGTCGGTCTGCTTGCGGCCTTGTGCTCGCTGCTTCCATTCGATGCCGGCGCGCACGGCATTGGCCGTGGCCTGAGTTCCGCCAACGGTCCCCTGCGAGAAGGCGATGCCGGCCACCGTGCCGCGCATCGTGGCCCTCGAGGCTCGCTCCACGCTTTTGAGCGGATCAGTGACAAGCTGCCGGGCTTCGTAGCGCAGGTCGTTGGCCAGCTTGTTCAGCGAAAATCCGCCCGGGCCAACGCCCCACCAAGGGGTGGCCTTTGGCCTGGGCTTTGGTTTTGGCCTGGGGGCAGGCGGGCGCTCGGGCGCAACCGGCTGACCGAAGCCCAGCGCGCCCTTGGGGACGACTTTCCCAGTGCGGGGATCGGTGATGTACTCGATGGGCATGGGTCAGTTCCTCCCCAGGTAGCGGTTGAGAATGTCGACGGTGTATTCAGAGATCGATGGATAACGTCGACCGTTGGAATACTGAGGTCGGGTGTTGTTGTAGAGATCGCCCTGGCCGCTGTACCAAATAGACGCGGTCCGGCGGATGGCGGTCTCCATGCCGTATCCGGCCTTCAGTTGCTGCTGAAGGATCTCGTTGATCTGGCCATTCACAACGGATAGCTGGGCTTCTTTGTTGGCCAGGAATTGCCTGGGTGTCAGGCGCTTGCCGTAGTGGCGCTGCGTCCACGGCCCCACGTTCTCTGGCATCACCTGCCCCAGGCCAAGCGCGCCGGAGTCGGGGTTGACTGCGCTGAAGTTGCCGCCGCTCTCCTTGCCGATGATTGCTTGGCGAAGACGGTTGATGTCCACGGGGCCTGACGCCCTAGCGACCGTGGAGCGCCCAGCGGAGAAGCCCTGCATCGAGCCCGCATAGGCAGGAGCCGTGCCAGTGAGCGCATCGACCACCCAGCGGCCAGCGGCAGCCAGGGGCGACCCAGATGCCCGGTAACTGGCGGCTACCTGCTGGGAATAGCTCTGCGTGGCCCTGGACTGCTGGCCACTGCGGCCAAGCGTCGCGCGCTGAGCTGGGCTCAACTTGATGTCATTGGGGTAGAACTCGGCCTGCTGAAGCAGGAACTGCTGCGGGCTGGTGCCAGCCGCTTTCGCCGCGCGCGAGAGCGGGGCCGGCATCCCTTGGCCGTTGAGCGCCATCGGAAGCAAGCGGGCGACCTCGCTGGCGCTGAGCACGGCCTCGCCGCGGTAGTTCTGCAGCCGCTGCTCGCGGTTGGGCATGGTGTCCAACTGGGCCACCGCAAAGGTCGGAGCGGCCTGAGCTCGGCGGCCTGGTGGCGGCTTGGGCGCCTGCTGTTCAGCGGCCGGCCGGGTCGTTCCGTAGGGCACGGCACTGGGTTGGTCGTTGGCACCCGGGAACAGCGTCTTCCACGTCTGCGGAGCGTTCTTCTCGAAGCCAACGAGGGTGCTGTCGATCACCTGCTGCGCTTCGGCGGGCGTCAGGTCGCGGTCCAGCTGGGCGCGCTTGGCGTCGATCGCGGTGTAGATCGCTTGGCGGAACGCGGCCTGCTGCTTCGCCACAGAAGCAGCGGCATTGGCGTCCCCCACCGCCATCATCTCTTCGATGTTGCGGGCCCCGCGGATCGCAGCCGTAACCGGATCTGGGTACGCGGCTTCAATGTTGGCCTTGATCTGCCGGGTGATGGAGCCCGAGATCATGCCCTCGGGCATCGACGCCTTCTGGGTCTCCTTGCGCCGGCGCATCTCCATGTAGCGAGAGCGGAACTCGCCGTGCTTGGAGGGGTCGATGTTGCGTAGCTCAGCTTCAAACAGCTGGTCGTAGAGCTTGGGATCCCAGTCCTTGCCGTATGCAGCCTCAGCTGTCTGGAGGAAGAGCTCGGCAGCGTCATCGCGGAAGCCGCGGCTTGTGATCGCCTCGGTGACGTTGGTGGTGCTCTGCTCGATCTTGAGCTTCTCTGACAGCGGCAGGCCTTGGAACTCCTTCCGAAGCGCGTTCAACGCCTGGGCCTTCTCGGGGCCATCTGGCAGGCCAAGCGTCGCCTGGGCCACGGCGTCGGCGTACTGCTGGCCGACCGCTTCCTGTTCGGCCTTCATGGCCCTGAATCGCATCTGATCGGTCTTATCTGTCGCCTCGAGGATCTCCAGCGCATACATCTGCTGGGCCGTGGGGCGGTAGCCGTTGGAGTCCGGCGGGCCGACGAGGATCGCGCCGATCACGGCCCGCGCCTCTTTGTCGATCACGCCTGTCTGGGGATCGATGGCCATAGAAATGGCGTTCTTGATCGCCCTCTCTTTCATCTCCTGGCCCTTGCCCGGGATGCCGAAGCGGCGGGCCTCGCCATCGAGGTAGCTGGTTTCGTTGGCCACGATCGTGCTCAGCGGCACGCCGTTGGCCATGGCCTGCTTCACCCGGCCGTAGATGGTGGCCGCCGCAATCCGCGGCACCGTCTCATCCAGGTAGTTGTTGTGATCGTCGATCTGGTCCTGGGTGATCTTGTCCCACTCGCGGTTCATCCGCGGCAGGACGTAATCCATGAAGCCAGGCGTGAACTGATCAAGCCCGAACTTCTGCGTCACCTGAGCGATTGCCCCGGCCTTTACCGCGTTGATTTGTGGATCGGTCGGGTCCAGCAAGGCCAGATCCGCGCGGCGCTGATTGAACTCCCGCCGCATGATCATCGGCATCTCCTGCGCCGCCAGCTGGCTGAGCTGGTTCTGGCGACCGGCGGTGCGGAACGGGTTAGCCCGGTCCATCAGCAGGCCAGCCATCGGGTCTTGCCGTGCCAGGTCGCGGTTCTCAGCGGCGTATTCGTCCGCCGAGACCATCAGTTGACTGTTGGCCTGGCTGTAGGCCTTTAACGCTTCGTTTTGGCCTTGCCTGTATTCATTGGACGCATACAGCTGAGCGCCGTAATTCATCAGCCGCGTCAGGTTCTGGCTGAAGGGCGCCAGGGCGCGGGCCAGTTGCTCGCCCTGATCAAAGCCGCCGACGTTCGGGCGGGCAGCGGTCTGCACCAGCCCGATCCGATCGCTGTTCAGCTGCATCATTTGGGCCTGCGCGGGCCTGGCCGCCTGAATCAGCCCTGGCTGCACAAAGCTCGAGACAGGCCGTGCGGTGGGTTGGATCTGTCCGAGAGGGAGTTGTTCGCGTGCCATGGGTCGTCAGCCTCCTAGTGCTCCAGCGCCGGACAAGCCCGGCAGGTCGGGTACTCCTCCAACACCGAAAGAGCCTCCCGGCTTCCCGCTGCTGGTGAACTGCTGCAGGCCCTGCCAAACGCTGAGGCCCGTGTTGATGCCGCCCATCACGGCATTGCCGACGCCAAGGCCGGCCGCCATCTGACTGGGGCCAGCCCCGGTCATCGACGGCGGCTGCGGCATCACCAGCGTTGGCAGCGGCGCGAACGGCCGGATCGGATCCTGGTAAGGCTGCGGCTTGTAGAACTGCTGGCTGTTGTATTTGCTCAGGTAGCCGGCCACCAGGCCCGCCTGCTCGCGCGTGTACTGGCGCTCGCGGAAGTTCTGGTTGATCTGCTGCAGCGCGCGGAAGTCGCCAAGCTGCCGGTCGTAGTCATTGACCAGTCGGTCAACACTGGCGCCCTCCATCCCGGCAGCCACCACCTGGGCCTGGGCCTTCATCGCCTGGTGGGCGTATTGATAGGCGGAGACCGCGTCCTGCGATGCCTGCTCGCGGATGCCCTCGCTCAGCGCCTGGGCCTGCAGCGCGAAGTCGGACATCGCCGACGTGCGCGTGCGTCGCACCACCACGGCCTGCTCGTAGGCCTTGGTGAGCTCATAGTTCCGCAGCTGATTGACGTAGCTGAGGTTCTGGTTGTAGTTGACCAGCTCCGCCCAGTAGCGGTACTTGCCCTGGGTATTGGCGATGCGGGCATTGATCTTGGAAGACCAGCGCGCGTACTTGTCGCTGACCTTCTGGAACTTCAGCGCGTCTTTGTATTGCTGCTGTGCGGCGGCGTTCTGTGCAGAAGCACCGGCAATCCCCATGCCGGTATTGACCGCCGCCATGCCAAGCGAAATGGCCGTTACTGGATCCATCAGCTCGCCTCCCTGAAGAAATAACGGAACAGCTGGGCGTAGGGCCCATGCGGTTCAGCTGGGTAGACCGTGAAGTCCATAAACCGCAGCCACGCCACCGACTGCGTGTTGGCTGCAAACACGTAGTTGTGCAGCAACCGCCAGTCATCGAGCAGTGAATCCACCCATTCCCGGCCGTGGCGCACCAGCTGGATCCGGTGACTCTTGGTGGCCAGCAGCTGATCGGTGCCCAGCATCCAGATCTGACCGGCGCCGGCGTCAGGGCAAACGCCGCAGGCGCCCACCAGCTGGCCGTCATCACCTTCAATTCCGAAGCGCACCGTGCTGGCGCTCCAGCTCTGCAGTACTGCCTCCCTGGCCCCAAGGCCATGGCTGGCTTGCGCCTCGCGGCGATCGGTGGCGCGCAGGAGGCTCGCCATCTCGCTCAGTTGATCGATGTCGGGGTTGGTGAATCTCATTGCATTGACTTGGCCTTGCCGGTAATGAGTCCCACCCATTCGCAAGTGCTGAACTTGCAGGGCAGGGCCGAAGCGTTGTGAAGCTCGACCACCGCGTTCTCTCCCTTAGAAAGAACCGGGATGGTGAACACCCCTTCCTGGTAACGCCTGTTCTCCACTGCCGCGTCGTAGTTCCAGGCGTCTTCGCCCACGACGCTGTTTCTGCTGCCAAGCAGGATCCCGCTGTACTTGTAGACGGCAGTGCTGCGGCGCTCGGCCATCACATGGGCCTCGAAGTAGCCCGTCTCGTGATA